AAACAGGTATTCGTATTTAAACCGTTCATCTACGACATTGGCTAGTGCCGTTTGTCAAATAAACAGCGGAAACTTAAATCAAGATACTTATTGGTATCAAGGTGGCTTCCCCGGTGTCGGTACCGGTGGCACGGGCGGAGGTGGTTCAGGCGGGGGAGGGGGCGCTGGAGGTTATTCAGGAAACGGCGGTAGTGGTCGTGGCCCCGGATTAGGTGGTCTTTCCGGTAGCGGCGGCGGTGGCGGTGGCGGTTCTGGTAATGGTTACTACAACACCGCTTGCTGTAACTCATTTTCCACAGGCTGTGGTGGTGGCGGTGGTGTAGGTATATTAGGTGAGGGTTCAAGCGGCTCTGGCGGTGCTCTTACCAATGACGGAGCATCAAATGTTAATGCTGGCGGCGGCGGCGGCGGTAGTGGCGGCGGCAACGGCGGAGGGTCTGGCTATAACGCTGCTGGCGGCGCAGGCGGTTCGTATGGAGGAGGCGCTGGCGCAAAAGGCGAAACTACAGGAGCTGCGGGCAACAGCGGGGCAGTCCGCATTATTTGGGCTGGCGGTTCAGGCATAACAAGGGAATTCCCATCAACCAACACGGGGAATCTATAAATGAACTTGTTTATTCAAATCATCAACGGCACTCCTGTCAACCATCCACTTACAGTGGATAATTTGTTGTATATTTTTCCGCAGTTTGACGGAGAAACCCCGCCTGATGGATATGTAAAGTTTGAACGTACGCCAAAACCAGCGGAATCTCGGTTTGAGATTACGGAAGGGCCTGTGTATTCTTTAATTGACGGGATTGTTAAAGAAGTTTGGTCTGTGCGACCAATGACAGAAGAAGAAAAAACTTCTTTTATAAATGTCTTACGTTCAACGCCAATGCCTGAAGGTTGTGTTTTTGATGAAACTTTATTGGATTGGGTGAAAGTAGAAGTTCCAGTTCAAGGAAGTGCGCCCAATGTCATTGGCTAAACCAACAATACTTGGAAGTTTAGGCGACATCAAAGGGGCCATGTACGACTTTGAAAAAGCCGGTGACATTCTTAAAAAACATACACACACTGAAGACAGTGTGCACATTACGATTGTTGCCCGTGGCAAATTAAAAGCCTATTCCCATGATTGGGAAACGGTGGCCACCGCAGGGCAGCTTTTAGATTTTCGTCCCGGTGAACCCCATGAACTGATGGCGCTTGAAGACAACACCCGTATCTTCAACATTGTTAAAAAGTTTGGTGGCGTGCCAAACGATTACGCACAGGCATAGCCGTGTGGGACTGGGCTGAAGCACTTATTGCCGCAGCCTGTCTTGTGGCCTTTGTCGTCTTTGGCACGTACATGATTGCATGGAGTGTGGTGTGATAAATGCGTTGGCTCATACTGTTACTGCTGTTAGGGCTGGTTGGAGCCACAGCCAAAGATGGTTGCCATGTGCGCGAGTTTTGGTCAATTGCTCACACCATTCACAACCCTTCAGAGCGCCATCAGCAACTTTCGATGTGGCTGACAAACAATGCGAAGTTTTGCAGAAGTCAAGATTTGGCAGTCATTTGGAACAATTTGGCCATGTGGGCGGGCACAGCAGATTCTTCAGAAGTCAGAGCCAAAGTTATTCATGGATATAAAGATGCACTTGAACGGGAGAAGAAATGATTGATGTACTGGAAATACTGCTTTGGTTGGCAGTGCCTATAAATTACATCTATTGGATCTTTATTCACAATGATCCCGCCCCTGTACAAATGGTATCCGATGGTACAGCCGGGAGGAGAAGCCAACAGAACAGATGCGCTTGAACGCAGGGCTGAAAAGCTGACTGAAGACTACAAGCAGGCGCTGAAGATGAAGAAGGTAGATATAAAAATTGAAGCTCTTGAGTTTGAGTTGTATGTGAAGAAGGCAGAACGAAACCAACTTAGCCTTGAGATTTTTACAAACCGCAAAGTGGACATACTTGTATGAACGATAACCCAGACGTAGTAGGCAAATTGACGTATTCTGTAACCCTGATGGTAGCCGCTACCCTCTGCTTATCTGTGCTGGGTATGGTGGTTGCGTTTCTGCTCGGTCTATGGGCCAAGGAAGTGGACAACGCAGAGATTTTCAGTATGCTTCACCCGGCGTTTCAGACAATCATCGGGGGATTTATTGGCCTCTTAGCGGGGGTCAAGTTATCGCATGGTGACTCACACCATAAATGTAAACACTGTGGAGAATAACCATGCTTGATATTTTATCTGGGGGCTTGCTAGGCTCTATCTTTGGCGGCATCTTCCGTATGGCCCCCGAGGTACTCAAGTTTTTTGACAAGAAGAACGAGCGCCAGCATGAGCTTGCTATGTTTGCCCGTCAGTGCGAACTGGAAACGCTACGTGGTCAGCAGAAGTTAGCTGAGATTGGCGCACAGCGGGAAGCCGCTATGGACGTAGGCGTAATGGATGCTTTTAACAATGCCATCACTCAACAGGCCGAGATGGTCAAAGCCGCAGGCGGTTGGGTGGCTAGTCTGTCAGCTTCTGTGCGCCCAGTAGTAACATATTGGGTACTGTTCGTATGGTCGTTCATCCACGTATGGTTTGCATGGAACGCATGGCTTGGTGGCGCACCTGCCGTGGAAGTGTTTAAAACCATGATGACACCTGACTTCTCAGCCCTGTTGTCTGGGACAATTAACTATTGGTTCCTTGACCGTACCCTGAAGCAACGTGGCATATGAACCTAGAGTTAGCCGCCAGTCTGTGCCGTCAGTTTGAGGGCTACCGCGCCAAGCCGTATTTATGTCCGGCTGGCGTGGCTACGATTGGCTATGGCTCAACTTACTATGCAGATAAACGCAAGGTAACTTTAGAAGACGCTCCAATGGATGAACCCACGGCTAGGGCGCTTTTGATGATTGAGTTAGAACATACATACTTGCCCGGTGTTTTGCGTAACTGCCCCGGCCTGATTACAGACGTACGTAAGTGCAACGCCATCGTGGATTTCTGCTACAACCTAGGCACGGGACGCTTGCAAACAAGCACATTAAAGAGGAAAATCAACGCCAATGATTGGGAAGGGGCAAAAGAACAACTGATGCTCTGGACTAAAGGTGGCGGCAAGGTATTGCCGGGCTTGTTAAAACGCCGCACGGCTGAGTGCGCCTTACTGGATTGACCGATGCCATTACAAAAGATTCTGTTTAAGCCGGGCGTCAACCGGGAGAATACCCGTTACACCAACGAGGGTGGTTGGTATGAGTCTAACAAAGTGCGTTTCCGTCAGGGCACTCCGGAAGTTATTGGCGGCTGGCAGCGCATTTCTGGCTCGGTGTTTGTTGGAATCTGCCGTTCATTGTGGAATTGGGTCACGCTTGGAAGTTTAAATCTTCTTGGTGTGGGTACAAATTTAAAGTTTTACATTGAAAACGGTGGCGTGTATTACGACGTTACACCCCTTAGAACTACCACAACATTAGGTACAAACCCGTTTACAGCCAACGGAACAACCACAGTCACAGTGACTGCAGCCAGCCATGGAGCAACCAACGGCTCTTATGTGACTTTCAGCGGGGCTACGGGTACATATGCATCTACGCTAAACACCGAATATCAACTAACAATCGTTAACGCAAACGCATATACCATTACCACAACTTCTGCACTGGCTGCAGGTTCTTACGGGGGTTCCGCTGTTTCTGCCGCTTACCAAGTTAACGCTGGCCCTGAGTATGCGGTTCCATTAAGCGGCTGGGGTGCAGGGACATGGGGTTCTGGTGTCTGGGGTACGGGTGGCACAAGCGCATCAAGTTTGCAGTTGTGGAATCAGATGAACTATGGCCAAGACTTGGTTTATGGCCCTCGCGGTGGGGCGCTTTATTATTGGAGTGCAACATCTGGCACGGGTACACGTGGGGTCAACATTAACACCCTTGGTGGCACAGTCACATTTACTAACGCATCACCTACAGTTGTCACTTCAACCGTCCTGTACACAGAAGGCGCAGCCCTCCAATTTTCTGGCGGCTCGTTACCGACAGGCATTACCGCAGGTGTAACGTATTACGTTTTTGAAGTTGACGGCCTTACATTTAAGCTACTTGACGCGTCTGGCGCAGAAATCAATACATCTTCCACAGGTTCAGGAAGTGTGTCTAAAATCGTGGACGCGCCAACTGTGCAGAACAACTTGACGGTATCTGATACATCACGTTTTATTCTTGTGTTTGGTACCAATGATTACAACTCTGGCGTTCTTGACCCAATGCTGATCCGTTGGTCAAACCAAGACGACATCTACAACTGGACGCCTGATGCTACAAACCAAGCGGGGTTTGTTAGACTTTCTCACGGCTCACAAATTGTGACAACCGTTCAAACCCGTCAAGAGATCGTGGTATTTACGGATTCTAGCGTGTACTCGCTCCAGTATCTCGGCCCTCCATATGTGTGGGCACCACAACTGCTTGGTGACAATATCTCAATCATGAGTCCTAACTCGGCTGTGATTGCTTCTGGCGTTGTGTATTGGATGGGCGTGGACAAGTTCTATGCCTATGATGGCCGTGTGCAAACACTGAACTGTGACCTGCGCCGCTATGT